ATGATGGGCGGCGGCATGGCCTACTCTTCTGGCGGCTACACTCGTGCAGCCGATGGTGTTGCTACCAAAGGCAAGACCAAGGCTAAGCAAATCACGATGCGCATGGGTGGGAAGTGCTGAAATGTCTGATGCTGCTAAAAAAGCTCCACCCAAACGCGTAGGGCCGTTTCAGGGGGTTAATCCCCCTGAAGGTGTTGGCGCTCCTCCTACCCCACCCCCTAAACCTCCTGTTAACGACCTGAAGATGTCGGAGGAGACCGCTCGCAAGTTGGAAGAAGAGCGCAAGCTTGATGAGCTGCGTGATACGTCTGGTAAAGCAGAAGCAGCGTCTCGCCGAGCGTCTATGAACCCACTGAAGAAAGCTGGTGGTGGGTATGTCAAGGCAGCAGATGGCTGCGCTCAACGAGGCAAAACTCGAGGTAGGATGGTATGAGAGCTTCACGCGGTATGGGTGCGATCAATCCAGCCAAAGTGCCCGGTCCAAAACGGAAGCAACGCCGTGACAACACGGCGTTTGATCAGTACGCCGAAGGCGGGTCGGTCAATGCTGCCGGGAATTACACCAAACCCGGAATGCGTAAAGCGTTGTTCAATCGTATCAAAGGTCAGGCGGTGCAAGGCACGGCTGCTGGCCAGTGGTCAGCTCGCAAAGCCCAGCTCTTGGCAAAGCAGTACAAAGCAAAAGGTGGGGGGTATCGTGACTGACCTTTTTGATATAGAAGCATTTAGGATTCCCAACGCAATCCCTGTTTTAGGCGTCAAAGTTTCACATCCAAAATGGTGTGCAATCTATGAGCAAGACGGACCTTGCACTTGTGGCACAGAAGATGTGTTAAAAGAGCTTATTTTGGAAGACGCCGGTTTAACCGAAGAAGATTTTCAATGAAATCTCCACAGCAATCCCTGAAGTCTTGGACCGATCAAAAATGGAGAACCAAGAGTGGTAAACGATCTTCTGACACGGGTGAAAGATATCTTCCAGAAGCTGCGATCAAAGCTCTTTCCCCCCAAGAGTACGCCTCAACAACCCGAGCCAAGCGAGCCGGTAAAGCCTCCGGCAAGCAGTTCGTAAAGCAACCCAAAGGCATCGCCCAGAAGACTGCGAGGTTTAGATGACCACCACGGGCACCGCCAACTTCAATCTTGACATCAACGACCTCATTGAGGAAGCGTTTGAGCGTTGCGGGAAAGAGCTGCGGACAGGCTACGACTTTCGTACTGCACGGCGCAGCTTGAACCTGTTGACGATTGAATGGGCAAACCGAGGCATCAACCTGTGGACTATTGAGCAGGGGCAGATCCCGCTTTACCCTAACCAAGCTATTTACGCGTTGCCCAACGACACCATTGATCTTCTAGATCAAGTGACGCGCACGAATGCAGGCGTCGGCACGACGCAGGTCGACATCAACATCAACCGCATCAGCGAGTCGACGTACTCTACCATCCCCAACAAGTATGCTTCAGGCCGTCCGATTCAGGTGTGGATCAATCGGCAGACTGCTGAGAGCAATCCGACAACGGCAACGGTAGCTACGCAAAATGCTGCTCCTGCGGACACCACGATCTACATCAGCGATGTCACGCAGCTTGCAGCGTCAGGGTTTGTCAAAATCGGCAGTGAGTTGATCAGCTACAGCAATCTGACGCAGCCGAGCCCCAGTTCGACGGCGGGCTACATCAGCTATTGTGGACGCGGGCAGCAGAATACGATTGCGGGAACGCACAATATTGGCGCTGCCATCACTGTCGCACGACCCCCTTCGATCAACATCTGGCCGATTCCAAACCAAGGATCAGTGGGCAGTCCGTTCTACATGTTCGTGTATTGGCGTTTGCGAAGAATGCAGGATGCAGGCACGGGTACGAAAACGGAAGACATCCCGTTTCGGCTTCTTAACTGCATGGTGGCGGGGTTGGCTTACTACCTGTCCATCAAGTTGCCAGAGGTGACGCCGGATCGTATCGCCATGCTTAAAGCTGACTACGAGCAGCAGTGGCAGTTGGCGGCGGAGGAGGATCGCGACAAGGCTAATGACCGGTTTGTTCCGCGAATCATGTACTACAGGTGATGTATGGCGGGACCGAAATACGCTTCCGGCAAGTATTCGATTGCAGAATGTGATCGATGCGGTCAGCGATACAAACTGACGCAGTTACGTAAGCTGGTCATCAAGACAAAACAAGTTAGCATCAAAGTTTGTCCCGAATGCTGGGAGCCTGATCAACCGCAGTTGCAGTTGGGCATGTATCCGGTCTATGATCCACAGGCAGTGCGTGAACCGCGTCCTGATGTGAGTTATAAGCAAGCGGGTACGACCGGGCTTCAAGTTGCGCTGAGTGGCGGTACCGGCCCTAACGCCGTAGGGTACCCAAGCCCGGGCAGTCGCGACATTCAGTGGGGATGGAACCCGGTCGGCGGCTCTAGGGCAAACGATGATGGGTTGACGCCTAATAACTTGGCGTTAACGATTCAACTTGGTACAGTAACGGTAGTGACTACCTGAAGGAGTCCACGATGGACGCGAAGAAAGCGGTTCACAAGCACGAACGGGCTATGCATCCCGGCAAACCTCTGACGAAACTCGCCAAAGGCGGCAAGACCAATGCGCAGATGCGAAAGCTCGGGCGTAATCTTGCTAAAGTTGCCAATCAAAAAGTCTCTTCGTTCAAGTACGGGGGCTGACATGGGCAAGTTCAGCATGAAGCGGGGCGGCAAAGAAGTCGGTCCTGCGGAAGTTTATGCGCCGCCACATACGATGGCAGGCGCACCTGTCGATATAAGTAATGCAGGCTACAGCACCCGTACTGGTAGCAACGCCCCTGAAGTAAACATGTCTGTGGGCAACATCTACCGTGAAGCCGCTCCCGGTCCTAAAACCAGCGGCATCAAGATGCGCGGTACAGGTGCGGCGACTAAAGGTGTCATGTCTCGAGGACCGATGGCGTGAATTACACGCAACTTTCGGATGCGCTGGTTGCGTACACGGAAAACACCAGCACTGAGTTTGCCACACAAATCCCTGTGTTTGTGCAGCAGGCTGAGCAACGTATTTACAACTCGGTGCAATTTCCGTCACTGCGTAAGAATGTAACCGGGACAATAGCGGTTAATACGCCGTATTTATCGTGCCCTACAGATTTTTTAGCCGTATATTCGATGGCGGTAATAGACGGCACAGGCGCGTATGAATATTTGCTTAACAAAGATGTGAATTTTATTAGACAGGCTTATCCGTCTCCGGCAGATACAGCACTTCCCAAGTATTACGCGTTGTTTGGACCGACAGTTTCTGGTGCAGTTATTACAAACGAACTGTCATTTATTTTGGGACCAACGCCAGATGCGGCGTATTCGGTGGAACTTCACTATTACTATTACCCAGAGTCGATTGTCACTGCGACGACAACTTGGTTAGGAGACAATTTTGACTCGGTGCTTTTTTACGGCTCTTTGGTGGAAGCCTACACCTATATGAAAGGTGAGCCGGATCTTTTGGCCGTCTATGATGGAAAGTACAAGGAAGCTCTTGCGCTTGCTAAGCGGCTGGGTGACGGTATGGAGCGACAGGACGCGTATCGTTCTGGGCAATACAGACAGCAGGTAACGTGATGGCATTCACAGGCAACTACACCTGCAATACGTTTAAGACGGGGCTGCTGAACGGCAGCTTCGACTTTACGTCTGGAACTTTCTATATTGCGCTTTACACTAATAGTGCCACGCTTAATGAAAACACGACCGAGTATACTTCTGTAGGCGAGGCTTCCGGTGGTAACTATGCGGCTCCCGGTCAGCTTTTAGTCATCGATCAAACCCCTACCACAGGTCCGTCTGGCGACACAGCTTTTGTTTCTTTTGCAAACGCAAGCTGGACAGGCGCAATTACTGCGCGAGGAGCGTTGATCTATAAATCGGGTCCAAATGGAGCGGTTTGCGTTTTGGATTTTGGTGCAGACAAAACTTCTATTAGCACATTTACGGTGCAATTCCCAACGGCGACGAATACGTCGGCCATTCTTCGTTTGGGTTGAATATGTCTTGGACTCCTGTCAACACCACGGTGTACATAGGTTTCATTGAGCTTGAAGGTTCGGTACCGGCGTTTCTCTTGCAAGAAGGTGGTATTCCGCCAATTAGAATTCAACTGGAATTTGAAGACATAGGATGGGCCGCGTTTAATACTGCAGAGTCTGGCAATTGGGGAACTATCAACAATGATATTCCGCCGTCTCGTGCCGGGATATCGGGAGTGAGTATTTCTGAAGTAGCCGTGTCTGGATCGACAGATATCTCACTTAGTTGGACTCTAATCGAGACCTAACAAATGCCGCTTATACTCAAAGACCGCGTCCGCGAAACAACGACCGCTACCGGCACGGGTGTAGTTACCCTTGCTGGCGCTGTTCTTGGGTATCAAGCGTTTTCTGTTATTGGAGATGGAAACACCACTTACTACTGCATTGCAGGGCAGCTTACGTCGCAGTGGGAGGTCGGTATCGGCACTTATAATTTGACGGGCAACACGTTAACGCGTAACACAATTTTAGCTTCTAGTAATAATGACCTCGTTGTTAATTTTTCTTCGGGCATTAAGGATATTTTTGTTACGTATCCTGCCAATGTTTTTTCGGCAGTCGACATTCAGGAGTTCACAACCGTCGGCACTTCGACGTGGACTAAGCCCGTAGGCGCTCGGTACGTCGAAGTACTGATTTACGGTGGCGGGGGTGGAGGCGGGTCGGGACGGCGCAGAAGCGCGTCAACGGCCAATGCAGCTACAGGTGGTGCTGGCGGCGGCGCAGGCGCAAGGGTTGAGTTTCGAGTGCCAGCAACAAATTTGGCAAACACAGAGACGGTTGTGGTCGGTGCTGGAGGTATTGGCGGCGCGGCGCAAACGATCAACGAGACAGACGGAATTTTTGGCGGCACAGGCGGCAACAGCCAATTTGGGAGCAGCGTCATCGTAATCGGAGGTTCTGGCGGCTCTGGAGGGTCAACATCTCTTGGTGGTGTATCTGCCGGCGTAAGAAGGTTAAGCGTTGAGGCATTTAGGGCATCAGCATTTATCTTTACATCCAATGGCGGCAATGGCAATCCAGCTCTTGGTTCAGCCGGAAGCAGAGGTGGTTTTGCTGGCGGTGGCGGCGGTGGTGGTTCCGGTTTTGCTGCGGGTTCAACAACCTCACAACTGGGTCGGGCAGGTGGGTTAGGCGGCGCTGTTTTTTCCAACGACGCGAACAACAATACCGGCGGCGGTGGCGCTGCTGGAGCGGTTGGTGGCGACGGTGGTAATGGCGCAAACGCTCCCGCTGGCTATTGGGTTGGTGGCTCCGGTGGCGGCTCTGGCGGCTGCACTAGCACACAGGCAGGCTCCGGCGGCGTAGGAGGCTATCCTAGTGGTGGCGGTGCTGGCGGCGCTGCTGCATCCGATGCGTTTAACTCCGGCGCAGGCGGCGATGGTGGCGACGGATATGTTCGAGTGGTAACCTACTTATGAAACAGTTTCTTCTACGCGCAGACGGCTCCATTCCGCCCGGCACGGACGTGGCGGCGCTCAAGAAGGCAGGGGTGCTCTTGGTCGTCCCGACACCCCGCCCGCGCCCCAGTCCGGGTATGATGGTGGTTGATTTGGATCCCGTGCAAG